CATCATGAATAAAAGAATGGATTGCCTCAGGTGTATTCAAATGAATTGTTACCTGATCTAGAACACCGTCTTTAAAATATGGAACACCTCGAATATCAAGTGTCATGATCAATTCTCCAAGATTTTGTATTTGGATTAAAAACTATATAGCAGTCATGAAATTCATCGTCTTCAGAATTCCATTCTACTACTTTAATCTCAAATGCTTCAATTTGATCACTCGATCCAGTAGCTAGAAAAGAATGATATTCCAACACACTAACATATGCAGTAAACCAAGCAGAGTTTGGTTTTAATCTAATACAGATAGGTACTTGTGGATAAGGAATTGTTTCATATTCATTCATGTGATATAGTCCTAGTAAATGTTTTACGAAATTCAGATTCAGGTTTACCGTAAAATAAGGTATTAGCTAATTTTTGATATACAATCATAGGCTCTTTTTGCCAAACATTAGCTACTTTAAAATCTGCAAGTATAAGAATAGTTCTGTAAACACTCCCAGATTTTTCATGAATGTAGGTTACGTTCATTAAAATCTTATCGGTAACTGGTATCATTCTGTTTCACTCCAGTATTTGACGCCCTTGTTATCCTTCCCCATTTTAAGGTCGGCGGGGACAGTGAAAGTGCGATATACGTTGTCAATACTTTTAATAGTAACAGGAATCTCCATGAGTTGTTTGACTTTATGAGCAAGATGGATATAACCGGATCTGAACTGGAACTTAATTGAGTCATGTATTTGAGGACCGAGTTTAAAGTTTCCGGCGTTAGGTAATGCAACTTCGCTAAAGACCAGCAGATAAGCTTCATTTAGAGTTCTCGCATTTAAAGATTGCGGCGGATGCGCAACATAAGAATTCAGATCCAGTTTATTCTTATCAGGATGACCGAAACAATATCTAGTCCAATCACCATCTTCTATATATTCTTTTATATTCGGGTAATTGGTTTCATTATAAGGCGTATGATGGTATACCCTGGAAACCCACATTTTCTTTGTGACAATTTCAGAAACCACATACGGATAATAAACTTCCCTGATATCTGGGTACGCTCGATGAAAACATTCAAGTAAATGTAATGCAACTTGAGTAAGAGACCAAAGCTTCGATAAACCAAGTAACTTCCTTGCTTCTTCGATCTTGTCTTCACCCATTGTATCAATGAGAACTTGGGCTCCCATGTTGTACGTTGCTCCATGATTTGTCCTCTTTGCGAGATCACGGAGCTTTTTATCCAAAACTTTTCTGCTGTTATCGTCAAAGATTTTGTCATAAGGAATACCAAAGAACATGGAGGCGTTAACTGCGTGGAAATCTTGCGGCGATGATACCGCAGCGATCATCTTTTTAGATCCACTTATATATGCAGTATCCCAAGATTCAGCTTTTGAAAGATCACATTCTGCATAAAGAAACCCTTCATCTGCAACATAGGTTTCTCTAACAATTGGACCTTCGCGGATTGGAACATTTTGTTGATTAAACCCACACCAAAAATGATGTTCTCTACTGGCGCAACGTCCAGTATCAGTTCCGTGTGGATTTAATGCACTTAAAAGTCTACCAGAATATTCTTTTGCTTTCTCTCCAATCGGTAAATACGTTGAAACTAATTTTATCCATCCACGAATATCTAAAATGGAAGTGAGAATACGTTGATTGAAGGGATGACGGAGTATCGCCTTTTTAAGATGGATCTCATCCGAGGAGATTTCAGCCAGATCTTCACAACCGAGGATGGTAAGTAAAGTTTTAACCTGTTTCGGCGAGTTCGAGTTGAAAGATGCATTCCCAACCATTTTTCTGAGAGAAATCTCCGCCTTAGCAATTTTAGCCGATACCTCGGCGTTCTTTTCTTTAAGCCTTTCTTCATCTCGTTTTTCTCCTGTCATTTCATAGAGAATGCAAGGAAAATTAACTGGGAACTCTAGAACATAGTTCCGTTTTGCCCAGTCAGGCATTTCTTCAATCAATGCAATTAAGGCATTTACAGTTGCCCAGCCGTCTGTTGCATTGTATCTATAATATTGTTCAAGATCATGTGTATCAGCAAGATCTTTCCAATATTGGACACTGCGAAGAACAAAAGCATTAATGAATGCTAAGTCCTTCGGCAGTTCAGAATACCAAGAATGCATTAAGTGCGCTGTATCCCACACCCAATTGTATAATATAATACTATGCCTAAGCATATAAGCAATATCATATTTACCATTCTGTGTGGCTTTTGGTGCAGGAAGTGCAGCAAACTTACGAATCCATAAAAGATTGAATAAAGAATCTGCAGGAATAACAATTGAATGAGTAGTAAGACTAGCGTCAGGCGCCACAAACAAAGCAGTGAAATTAATACAACGAATCGCAGTGTGTTCTTTAAATGTTTCAATATCCACTGCAATAATAAAGGCTGTTTTGTAGAGCTCATAGAATTTCTCAAAGTTAGATGGTGTACCCACGTCCCAACGAAATTCTGTAGGCTCTCGCCATTTTTGTGGTGAAGTCAGTTTTGAAATATATCGGGCGATGAGGAATCGTCCATAATTAACAGTGAACAATTGCTTAAGTTCGGGAATAAATACAATTTCAACTCCGTCCCGTTTGAACAAGGAACCGGAATAATCTTTAAGAGAAACAGTTGATTTAACATTTCCTTGTTGTGCGAGAAGTTTCTTAAGAATTTCTTTATTAGTCGATATAACTCCATTGATGTCTCTTTTCTTACAATAAAGAATTAATTCAGTAACTGTGTCAACTGGTTTAGTATAAACATAGCAAGAATGCCCACCGAAGTATGGCTTCAAGTGGGCAAGATAATTCTCATCGTTAACTGTGCCGAGGAACAGTTTATTGGACATTTTTACTCAGGAAGTACTTGAGAAGGCACTTGAGGGATTAATTCATATTGAGTTTGAAAGTGTTGATCTGCTAGAGCAAAGATTTGACCCCCAGAGGTTTTAATGATCCAATCACCTGGATTTACAAGGAAATTTAAAAATCGAATTGACCTGGTATCTGCTTCAATCTTAAATGAACCATCAAGAATTTTTGCAATTACCCACCTTGGAGGTAATTCTCTTGTAGCTCCATTAAAATCTTCTAATTGGTACGCATCAACTTGTTTATTTCTTAATTCATAATTCATTGTGAAGCTCCTAGATTATCTTAATTACAGTAACTCCATCTACTTCAAAAGTAGTGGAGACAATTACAACTCCTGAAACTGGACCAAGAATCTCTTGCAAGAAACTTTCAAAGTGTTCTGCTTTAAGGGAAATTGAGGGAGGCTCAAGTCCAAATAAAATTTTGTATGATTCTTTATACTGAGCTAAAGCTTCACGATATGTCATGACAAAACCTGGGAAGTTTCCCTCCCAGGTGTCCTTAGTTGATTAGTTATTCAAACGCAACTGACTTGATTTGCGTGTAGACTTGATCTTTATTATTCTTATTCGCACGAGCAGTCGTGGTGAATAAAGCCTCACAGTTTTGTGCCGCAGCCATGATTGCAGAAAGAGAAGAACCGTCAGGCAGTTTAAGACCTGAAGCCAAATCTTTCAACAAATTCTTGAGTGCTCCTTGTCCAAACTCATTACTGAGCTGGTACATAACTGTGGTTTCATCACCAGGATTCAGCGGTGCATCCACCTTATCGTCAGCTAATTCCTTTGTCTCAATTGCAGACAACTTTGCGTGGATTGTGACTTCCTTAGGCTTATTCTTTTCGGCGGGCTTGACTTTAGTTTCAAATGTCAATTTAGCCTTATGAACACCTGCGGGATATGGCTTGAATTCAGGAAGATCAGGAAGATCGTCAAGAGTTGCATCAAGCAGTGCGTCAACTTCGTTAGTCATAGTAAATGAGTCCTTAAAAGAAGATAAAGTTTATCTCTTAAATCATATAATGAGCCACTATTAATTACTTCATAATATCTATCTCCTTGTAAAACAGTGAAACCTTGTTCAGATCTATGATTAGCTAATCCACTAATAGATTCAGTTTCGAACCGATTGATTTGAATTAACATTGAACCTGATTTAGACAAAATCCAATCAGCTTCATTTTGAAATCTTACGTCACAAATAATTGCATAATCTTTATTATCCTTTAAGAATTCAATTTCAAGTCTATGAATCCAAAAATTTTCTGCAATACTTGGAACTAGTTTTCCAATTATATCTCTTGTTGCTTCTGTTCCTTCAAATTGAAGAATTGCTCTAGGAGTTACTCCCCAATCAGGATGGAGAGCTTCTTTCAATAAAGGATCATAAAAATATCTACGCTGAATATTGTACTTTACTGCACAATATAATTTTATAGCATCAGCAAAATTTTGTCTGTGAATTCTATGACTTCTAAATTCTACCAGCCAATCAATAATCATTGCTCCAGCAGTATCTTTACCTGAACCAGCTTTTCCAGCTACTCCAATAATTATTGTCATTTTCATCCTTTCTTAAGTAAATCTTTTAGTGTCATTTTAGCATTTTCTAGTTGAGCAGATTGAGTTGCAGGAGTTTCAGCAATGATTTCATCAATAATTTTTGTGGACGGAATTAGTCCAGAAAAGATTGGAATTAGCGACGGTTCAGCTAACTTCTCAATCTCAAAATCTGTTCTGCTCTTTGTAAGAATAGTATTAGAATATGTACTCGCAGAATATGCTCTGTGTTTTTTATTTATCACATCTGTATATACTACGTGA